ACCTATTTTATGACCGTGGCCTAGTGCTTGAATTGCCTGTATGGGGGCTTTTTATTACTTAATTCCTAAATCACGCTGTCGCTTATCAAAAGCTTCTAGGGCAGCCTGATAATCATCTTTTAGCTTTGATGTTAGGTGGAATTTCTCTACCATCTCTTTAATGATGTAGTATTCTTCTGGCTTTTCTACTGGAAATGCATTTGCTGCACCACTAGAGAAGTTGATATCACTCTTAGCACGTTCAATGTGGTGTGCCAAGTGCTGATCAATTTGTTCTTGTGTCTTTAAGATACACTCTCCAGTGCCCCCAGAAAGCCTGTAGAGGTGTGGAAGAACATTTGGTAGGTCTTCTGTTACCTGCTCAAATGTAAATGGCACTATGCGGTCTATAGCAATCATTGAGCCATAGGTATAGCCTTCCCACATTCTAGATTCCTGATACATGGACTCACGGATATACTCTTCCTTTCTTTCACGGAAGAATGCCATATTGCCATCAACAATCTCTGGTCTTCCAGCAATCGTTGAGCTTCCAAATCCATACGATGTCTTAAGTATTTGAGATGTAATGGCATCAACTGGATCTCTAAGCACAGTAGTCATTGTTACACCAGGCAACTCTGCACGGAATAGAAGTGGTTCATGACACAGAATAACCCAGTTATCCATCTGACTCCATTCACCTGCCACACGTGGGTCTAAATGGTCACGTAGGTTATGACCGTACATGTCTCTAATTAGATCAAAAAAGAAAAAGCCACCAGTTCTTGGCATGGTGTTAAGAATAATTTTATACACGAGGTTCCCTTCTAGTGTGCGGATCATTAATGATGCTATCTGTATCTGTTATACCAGTTAGTTGAGTTATAGTTTTACTAAAAATCTCATCAGTTATAATTATAGCATTATCCATATCTATCTGTGGGTCTCTAGTAATTTCCAGTGTAAATGGGTTATATCCGACAAAGTCTATAAAATCCTCTACAGACCTTTCACTGAAGGCACCAAAATCTTTGTTATGCCTTATTTCTGGATCAGTAAATATCTTTTTAAACTTATCATATGACTCTAAATTTGCTGCCCTAATTCTAGCCTGTTGCTCTGGTCTATCCCACCTAATATGTCTAACAAACTTATCACTTCTTTCACTTGGATTCCAGTAGTTAAAGTTGTTGGTATATAGGTGTATTGGGGACACTACTTCATAACCTGCAGTCCAAGCACGAAGCATAGAAAGTTGTTGCTCAAAGCACTGTGCCATATTTTTTGCAAATGGAACTTCCCTGATATAGTCTGAATATGAAAAGACCATATTTCCGTTATAAAAGTTTTCTTTAATCATTAGGTTGTTTGGTTTTGCAACTACCAAGCCATTAAGAGCGATTGGCTCTGGGAAGTCTAGAGTCTTTCCAATTACCTCCCACTCACCCATGTCTGGGTATGAAGTTAGTGGGTCAGCAATCAGCTCATCCTTCCAGCTATCAAAATAAATAGTTTGAGAATTTATTATGCTCTTGCCAAAAACTATGTTGGCTATCAAAAGCTCTGCCTCAAGCATTACGTCCCAATTTTTTCTAAACTTTGTGTGACAGTCTACTTGCATATAGTAAGCTTCGTCAGTCATAAACTCATCAATGATCATCTGCTTAATGTCGCATAAATAGTCTGGTGCATCATCTCCATGTACTTTCTTAATATTGATATTGGCATTTGGAAGTTTATCTTGAATGGAGTCAACCATCCAGTCATCTTCTGGGTAGCCTTGGAATAACACACCAAATACAAGTCTATCTTTATTATAGGCTTGATCATATGCTGACTTTATTGTTTCATAAACAAATGGATCTCTCCAGCTTGGCATTGATACAAAAATCTTATTAGTCATTATTATTTCTTTCATATTCACGTTGCTTGTGGCAATTTGCACAGACAACATCACACTTCTTTACCTCTTTCCAGGCTGCATCCTTTCCATATTTTCTAAGAACACGATAAACTAAGTCTATCTTCTTTGCTCCTGGACGATGGTCAAACTCAAGTATGTAGTGAGGGTAGTGGACCTTGCAATCCTTGCACCCCATCTTCTCTTTATACGCCTGAAATTGAGAGTATTGATTCATTACATATATTATAGCAAATAGGGGTATAATATTATTATGAATCTTGAAGCTTTCGACTATGATTTAGACGAAAGACATGCCCTGCTTTTACAAAGAATTGATGACATTACATCAGAGATCTATTCTATTGGGGCATATGAAGAAAGAAAAGCCATCTTTGACCACTTGCGTAAACTTATTCAAGATAAAGATGTTGCTGGCGATATGATTGCTGTAGAAGTTCTTTGCTGGACACTTGACCAGCTTGCCTCAGAAGGCTAAATCTGGTATAATTAAATTCTTAATAATAAGAAAAGAGAAACTTAGTGATACTAGTAACAGGTGGTGCAGGCTTTGTTGGCTCCCACCTAGTTGATAAGTTAATTGATCTTGGTTATCATGTTCGTGTAATTGATAACGAATCTGCAACAGAAAACAAAAAGTTTTATTGGAATCCAAAAGCAGAAAACCATAAACTTGACATTACAGACTATAAATCTACTCGTAACTTATACGATGGAGCTAAGATAGTTTATCATTTTGCAGCAAGATCAAGAATTCAGCCATCTGTATTGAACCCAGGGAGTACCCTAGATAACAATGTGATGGGAACATTTAATGTTCTTAAGTGTGCCTCTGAGGCTGGAGTAAGTAGGCTAATATTCTCTTCTTCCTCATCTGTTTACGGAAATAATCCTCCACCAAACATAGAGACTCAAAGCCCAGACTGCCTCACTGTATATTCTGCAAGCAAGCTAGTTGGTGAAAACCTTTGCTTTAGTTTTAATATGATGTCTAAAATTAGAACACTGTCCTTAAGATTTTTTAATGTCTACGGAGATAGACAGCCAACTGTCGGGGAATATGCAACAGTCATTGGTAAGTTTATTGAACAGAGAAATGCTGGCAATCCACTTACAATTGTTGGCGATGGAGAACAGCTAAGAAGTTTTACAAATATATCTGATATTGTAGATGCATGTCTGCTTGCTGGAATGCGTGATGTTGAAGATCAAAATTTTGGGCAATCATATAATGTTGGCTTTGAAAAAGAATACAGAATTAAAGATGTTGCAAGCATGATATCTGACAATCATGTTCATGTTCCAAAAAGAGTTGGAGAGTCCAATGCAACGATAGCAGACTCTTCTAAGTTCAAGAATGTTTTTGGCTGGAACCCCAAGATATCCCTAGATGATTGGTTAAAAGGTAATGCATAAGATCCTTATTGTTGGCAAAGGTAACGTTGGGCTGGCAACTGAGCGTAGCATCCCACTACTGAATGTAGATTTTCATGACCCATACAAAGGTTTTACCGTACATAATCCAAATGAATATGAATATGCGGTTATTTGTGTTGATACCCTGCAGTCTGGACCAGATGATTACAAAGACCTAGATAATGTAATTGAATATCTAAGTAATTATTCTGGCACTGTGGTAATTAGAAGCACAATATCTCCAGACAAAGCATTAGAAATTAACTCTAAATTTGCTGGCTCTGTTGTCATGTTTCCTGAGTTTATGGATCACAATGATTTTAAAAATGGAACTGATTCATCTTCCAGAATTGTATTGGGTGGTAATCAGGACACAGCAAAAGATTTTTTTGAAACAATAGTTATTTATGGTTATGATACAAATAAAGAAAAATTCTTTGTGTCCATTGAAGAGGCATGCATAATTAAGCTTTCTTCTAATGCAGCACTTGCAACCAAAGTTATTTTATTTAATTCTATATATAAAATTTGTCAGGGGTATGGTGTATCATATGATGAAGTCAGAAAAGCAATTGGCATAGACAGTAGGATTGGTATTGGTCATACCATTGTGCCAAGTCCAGACGATGGGATGCTTGGCTTTGGTGGTCATTGCCTGCCCAAAGATATAAAATCTATTGCAAAAATGGACAAATTGGGACTTTTTGAATATATAGAAAAAATTAACCACGATCTTGGCAGGTAGTCCAAATTGTGGTACAATATATAAACTTTGTTACAAAAACGTAATAATTCAAACAAGAAATCGTCTAATACAATTGTATAATTGTATTTATACAACTAAAGGAGATATTTATGACTACGGTTTATTCAAAACCAGCTTGTGTCCAGTGTGACATGACAAAGAAAATGCTAGATAAGAATGGTATTGAATATACTGTGATAGATATCACAGAGGATGTCCAGGCCTATGACAAGATTGTTTCTATGGGATTCATGTCTGTGCCTGTTGTTATTTCTGGCGACCAGGCATGGGCAGGTTTTCAGCCAGACAAAATTAATGCTCTTGCAGCTTGACTTATAAAGCCATCGTTGGTATAATTTATAACATAGAGAAATGGGTATGCTATGAATTGGCATTTAATTTGGGAAATGCTTTCTGATCCAAACCATATTGTTGTAGACTTTTTTTGGAATACAATATATGAGTTGACGGTTGCAGTTATTTCGTATAAAGTTATAGTTAAGAAATTGGAAAAGAGATTTAAAAATAATGACAGACAAAATTAAGGTATTGGATGAAGGTTACGTTAGACTGGTTGATACTCTTGGAGATGACCTTAGCATTGTTAACGCTGCTCGTGTTAGTTATGATAAGGAAAGTGACGAATTCTCTCAACGAGATACAAGACTTATTGAATTCCTTATTAGAGAAGGACACACAAGCCCATTTAGGCACACAGCCCTCACCATGGAGATTTACGCACCGCTCTTTGTCGCAAGACAGTGGTGGAAATATGCAGTAGCCTCAACGCACGTTGATGATCAAAATGGTTGGAACGAATCTTCTAGACGATACATTACAGAAGATGAGCAGTTTTATATTCCACTATCAGATGAGTGGCGTAGCAAACCAGAGAATAGCAAACAGGGTAGCGGAGAGCCAATTGATGAGGAAAAGGGTGCTTGGTATTTTGAAAAGCTTGTGCAAACAGTAGCTTCTGGTACTAGCCTATACCATCAAGCAATGGATGATAATATCGCACCAGAGCTTGCTAGACTGTTTTTGCCAGCGTATGGAATGTACGTACGTTGGCGTTGGACAGCCTCTCTACAGGCCGTTATGACCTTCCTAGACCAGCGTCTAGAGCATGACGCACAATGGGAAATTCAGCAGTATGCAAAAGCAGTACGTGACTTGACAAATGGGGCATTTCCACGTACAATGGAACTATACACAAATTTTAAGGAGAACAATGATTAAGCCATTAGAAGATAAGGTAGTAGTAAAACCAATTGAGGAGTCTGAAAAGACAAGTGCAGGCGGTTTGATTATTGCAAATGTAAACAGCGAGAAGCCAACTGAGGCTATCGTAATTGCAGTTGGTCCAGGATTCACTGCTGCAAATGGAGACAAGGTTACTATTGACCTAAAGCCAGGGGATAAGGTTATTTATTCTAAGTATTCTGGTACAGAGATTGAGCATAACTATGAGAAGCTAATCATCCTGCCATACCGTGATATCTTTGCTGTAGTAGAGGGATAATGCACGATCTATTTGATGTAATGTTTGGCATTGAGCATGTCATTGCCGAGTTTTTCTGGAATGCTGTATTTGCTCTAGCAGTATTTGCATTTTCTAAATCACGTATTCTAAGCAGAATTCACAAGTACATTGATGATAGGCATGAGGTTAAGCATGACAAGTACTGAGCTAAAGTGTAACTGGCCACATGGCTACCTGCATGTTACACAACAGTTACTGGATGATCAAAAGAAACACCAAAGACTAAATGTTTATAATGAAATAATTAGTGAACTAGAGTCTGAGTTGTTTGCAAATAAAGAAGAAGATCCGTACTATGGATATTATCTAAAGGCAGTAATCGAACGAATACAGTCCAAGATATAAATTCTTGGGGCAGTAGTTCAGAAGGTTAGAGCGTCACTCTTATAAGGTGAAAGTCGTGGGTTCAAGTCCCACCTGCCCTACCATCTCTCCATAGCTCAGCTGGATAGAGCAACGGACTTCTAATCCGTAGGTCGTAGGTTCGAATCCTACTGGGGAGGCAAATGATATAATGAATAATATGGACAGTGTAAAAGTAATAAATAATTTCATCACAGAAGATGATGCAAAAACAATAATTGATTTTATTGAAGATAAGCTATCTCTATTTGTCTATAATAAAGATCGTAAGCGATACATGCTTAGGTTTGGTTATGATGAAGAGTTGCCAGAACAAGCTATCCATTCTATGTTTATAGTAAAGCCAATCAAAGATTTGCTAATACAAATATTTGACAAAACAAATGATGTGGTTGGCAAAGACCTATTCCTAACATCTTGGTTCATATCAAAGCAAATTCCTGGTGCCAAGTTACTGCCACACAAAGACGGAACAAAGGGCATGAACGATCATCTTGAATATACAGCCATGCTATATCTAAATAATCTAGATAATAATGGAACAATATCATTCCCAGATTTAAATCTTGACATTACTCCACAACTTGGGGACTTGGTAGTCTTTAGGTCGCTTGATCATGAGCATATGGTTTCTGATGTAACTCAAGATAGATACTCACTTCCGATGTGGTTCACAAAAGATGAAAGCCTAAAGTTTAATGGACAAAATATTTATTAACATTGCAGCGTATCGTGATCCACTTTTAGTTAGGACACTTACGCAGGCTTATCAGAAGGCTGACCATCCAGAAAATTTGGTATTTGCACTAGCAATGCAGTATGAGCCAGAGATATATCCAGACCTATCCTTCATTCCAAAAGATCAAATACGTATACTGAATTATGACTTGGCTAGCAGGCCTGGTATTACCAGAATTAGATATGAGCTAAGTAGGTCAGCATACATAAATGAGGATTATTTCCTAATGATTGACTCCCACATGAAGTTTCAAGATGGTTGGGACACATGGCTTAAGGTGTCGCTAAATAATCTTGGTCCTAAAACAGTCATAACTGGTCTTGGAGAAATTCATAATGATCAGCTTAGACTAAAGACTTGTGAGATTATTCAGGGGAGCATGGACTTAGTCTTTCAGGGTAAAGAGTATTATGTTCCAATGGACTATGAAAATGCAGGACGATTCTATAAGGCACCATATATCTCTTGTGGGTTTATGTTTACATATGGATCTTTTGTAAATGATGTAGGATTTGATGAATATAGTCAATTTGATTCAGAAGAGCCTTATCTAAGTTGGAGAACTTTTATGTCTGGTTGGGACATATATCAAACATCTTATTGGCCAATTACACATTCTCCAGATAATTATTATGACGATGCTTGGGGTGGCTTTGAGAATAGAAAATTCCTTCGTGATGGGCTTGAGAGCGTATTCAGAAGCAATCTACTAATGTTGAAGTCGTTAGCATATGTATATAATGACTATTCAATATACGCAATTAAGGATTCCCCCAGAAAGCCAGAGGAATGGTTCCTTGAGTGTGGATATACTATTAATGATTATAAAAAAATTCTTTCACATTTTGACAAATTGATACGTAATAACGTATCAGGAGATGATATAATAATTCTATGACTAATATGACTAAGTGTGCCTTTTGTGGCAATGAGAATATGGCAGAGGTAAAGTATGGCTTTCCTACCCCAGTAATGATTGAACGTGCTAGACAGGAGCAGATAGCCCTTGGCGGTCTGTATGATCATGGCATTACCCACTATTGCTATGCATGTAATGAAACATTTCCACCAACTGAATGGCCTGGCTCTGCAGAATAGAAAAGATTTTTTATGATAGGTCCTGTAAAAGCTCATGACTTAGCAAAGATCAGTGCTGAGATATCATCTAAAATTAAAATTCATGATATGGGGAACTTTCTCGTGCCTGCTGACAAACCATTTCTACAGCAGAGAAGTGAGGGTAACTATAATAAAATTTTTGGCATTGATGATGGATATAAAGTCCTTGGAATGTTTAATGATTTTGGTTGTAGATGTGATGATTTTAAAAAAGATCATGGCGGTAAGCTGCATGTACTTTTTGCTGGTTGCTCAATGACATATGGCGAGGGATTGCCAATAGAAGATGTCTGGAGTTATTTAGTTTATCAATACATTAATAGTATTACAGAAACTAGTGGGTACTTCAATGTTGGTAAAACTGGAATTAACTTCCATGAAATGTTAAATCAAATTATGGGATATATGAAGTATGCTGGAAAACCAGATGTAATATTTTTAATGCTTCCTGAGATTGGTAGAGAGTTTTTAGAATACCCAACACAGATGTGGCCAATGAATGTTGATGCTTTAAATACTCCAGGTAAAGATGAAATACCAACAACAATCAAGAACTTCCGTGAAAGATTAATTAACTTTAAGATCATGTGCGATCTATTGGGCATTAAGTTAGTAATTGGATGCTGGGCAATGAACATGCGTAACCATGGATTAATTGTGTCTCAGTATTCGGACCCATTTAGAGATATTGAGGTTATAAATGTTGCAGGAAAAACTCATTGGCTGCAAGATTTTAGAGAACACGACCTTGGTCATCCAGAAATTGAAAAAGAAATTTTAGATAGTTTAGATATAAAAGATCCAAGAAGAAAGATGGTTTATCTAGCATTAGATGACGCTCATCCTGGCTTGCTTGGTCAAAAGATCATGGCTCATTATATTATTGAGTATTTAGAGAAAAGTGATATATTTCACAAAAATTGATTGCTGCTTGACAAGCACTCATTTACCATGATATACTAGTTAGTAAGTAGAGACACCCTTTAAAAAGGTGTCTTTATGTTTCTAAAGGAGGAAGCATGATACAACCAGAAAATAATGGCAAAATCGGCTTAGCTGGTATTGCTATTGTCGTTATGTTGGCAGTTGCTTCAAGTGCAAACGCTAACGCTGATACCGTTTCCCCCCGTCCAGGAGCTAATGCAATCTCTACGAGAGAAGAGGCTGTGAAGTTCATGAACGTTTCGGTATCACCTACGCCAAGCCCGTTAGAACAGGCTACGCAAGTAGCAAAAACCGTTTCTAAAACTAAGTATGACACTAATGACATGCTTACGGCAAAGGAGCTCAAGGCTGTGTTATACAGTGTTGGCTTCCGTGGCAACAATCTAAAAGAAGCATGGGCAATTGCGATGCGTGAGTCAAATGGAAGACCTATGGCTCATAATCGTAATTCCAGCACAGGAGACAATTCATATGGAATCTTCCAGATTAATATGATTGGCTCACTTGGTCCAGATAGATTAGAGAAGTTTAACCTTAAGTCTAACTCTGATTTATTTGACCCAGTAACTAGTGCAGAGATTGCATTCTTTATGTCTAATGGAGGCCAAGACTGGTCTGCATGGCATGGGATTACCTCAAGAGCTAAAGAGTTCATGAAAGATTTCCCTAGTGATTCATAATCTAATAATAGGTATTTCGCCTCATCCAGAAAAATTTTGGATCAACCTTGAAACTCAGAATCTTCTGGGTGGGGCGAAGTTCCTTGGAGACGTTAACCAAACTATAGAAATAAAGTTTGAGAATTTGTTAAGAAACCCTTTTGACTATGATGACCCTGAAACAGTTTTACATGTTAAAACATTGAGGTATGTAGTTGATTCTAGATTACCAGACATGGTTAACCTAGATGATATTGATAAGTTAGTTATTCATAGGGTTTGTGATCCATCTATATTTGAAATGCCATACGAAAAGTATTGGCTATATTTTCCAGCAACAAATGCATTGGCAACTGAGCGTCATCTGCCAGCAGACAAAAAGATTTTTGAAACTAGTCCAATATTCTTAGCTATTGTATTTAAATAGTTGCCCATTTAATAATGTTACACTGTCCATGAGATGGACGTACATTTTCAATTGTGTCAAGTCCACCTTTAGACAATGGAAATACATGGTCAATATGTAAAGACTTTTCCCATCCTGGCTTTCCACACTGTCTGGGGGCATCAAGATCAATTGGACCAAGACAAATGTGACATCTAGCACCATACATCTGTACAACCTCAATGTCGGAGTATAGCCCAACATCACCCTTGTACCGTCTACCACGTCTATTTCCACCTGGTGTACGCTGTCTCCAGGCTCTTCTAAGGACATTTATCTCTTGATTGCGTTCTACACGCATAAGCTTCCAGTGGGCTCTCATAGCCTCTCTACAGGGCTCACAAGGCTCTTCTCGTAGCTTTCTGGTATGTTTATTGTAGCCACTCATAGTGCCACAGTTGGGTAGTTGAGATGTCATATTATTTTGGTGTACATACATTGCAGGAATCGCTTGAGCAATCCTGACAACTGTCCATAATCTTTCTGATTGTATTTATGTCACGGTAATCAAAATTGAATGTGATGCAAGCCACATATTCTCCACGCATACCAAGAAGCCAAGCAACAGCATTTAGTACTTTAGACTTCCATTCTGGCATATTTAAAACTGTCATTGATGTTGGAGTCTTATCCATTTAGATTAACCTTCTTTATATTTTCTACGTCAAGCATGTGTCCAAAGATAGAGCCATAATGCATATGCCACAGCTTTTCCCATTGCGTACCGTGCTGCCATTCAGTTCCGTTGCCATGCCATGGCTTGTGTGGCCCAACAAAGTGAACAATCATTGGCTCAGGATTGTTGTGTGCAAAATGTTCCATGCTGGCCATCCACCAATAAAAACTGTTGAATGAAAATGGCAATGGCGACCACACATCAATGAATGCATAATTCATGGCATCTTGTTCGGGGCACATGGTAGGACCATTCTCTCTCACAAACTCTAACATTTTTTCTTCGGCATTAGAGTCTCGCCAATAGTTAAGATCAGCAATGAATACTCCATTGTTAAAGTATGGTCTATCTCTATCATTAAAGCTTATGACATTCATAGAGTTATATTCAACCATAGCCATAAGTTTATTTCTCATTGGAAAGTCTAGCAACTTGTTAATATCACGACATACAACAACATCTGAGTCAATATAGATTGCCTTGTCGTAATCACTCAAAATTGATCCAAGGAATATTCTGTGGTTGCAGTGGCTAGTGACGTGGTTGAATGGATGAGCATGACCGCTGTCAAGCATTTCTAAAAATTTGGGGGAACATCTAAATTCTATGTCTAGATTAGGAGTGTTAAGACTATTAATATACTCTTGCTCTTCATTAAGAATATCTGGAGAAACAAGACATATAACCTTTAGTCTCTCTGGCCTTGAGTAATTATATGATAAAGACTTTAGTGCTACTTGAGATGGCATAATGTAGTTTTTGTCAAATGAGGTTACAATGGCAGTCTTCATGTATCTATTATCGCACATAATTTATTTGTTGTCAAGGTGATATAATAGTATAATGGATCTTCACGAGGAAATTGGCAAGGTACTGTTCAGGATAGGACAGGATGTAAAGATACACAGAATGCCAGATGGACACCTAATAGTAGACATAGACTATGAAGATTACATTGAGGAAATCGTATGTCTTTTTGATGATTTTCTAGACACGATTTCGGAATGAGTATATTTGAATAGATTATCTGATATAGCTAGACCCTATATCAATCAATTTAAAAGGTCTCCACTTTGGGTAAAAATCATAGCATCCATTTGTCTGATGTGGCTAACAATGCCAATTGATCCATGGGATGTCTTATTCCCCTGGCTAGCATTTCATGATGATTTGTTTGTTGCCACAATACTCCTAAAGCTTTTACATAAATATGGTGGCTTACCAGACGAAGACCAGACTACCCCAAAAGATATAATAAATAAGTTAGTTAAGAAAAAGCATAAGCACAAGTGATAGAATTATTTATGGAGGTATTATGAAGATTAGCTGGATGCAAAGATTTGGTTGGGAGAACAACACCAAGGGTCTGATGGAAATGGCAAAGACACTTGATGACGCTGGAGTATACTCAGTTTTACTACCATATGGATCCACTAGCCCAGATTACTTTGCTTGGCTACCAGACCTTATTCATAGCACATCAAACCTAAAGTTTATGATGGCACTAAGACCATACACCTTTAGCCCAGAGTACGCCTCAAGAGTGTTTAGAACAGCGTACGAGGTATATCGTGACAGGGTTACATTTAACGTAGTTGCAGGGGCACTGTCTCCAGAAGAACAAGAGTATAGTTTGAAATACTATGCTGGAGACCCTGAAGATATTAACACTATAGATAAAAGAATTGCATTTACAGACAAGTGGACAGAACTATTTTGCAGAATATTTGATGAGCAATTTGGTCCTATTAAGCCAGAGATGTACACCATAGCCAACTCTCCAATCACCCTAGAGCTTGCAAACAAGTATATGGACTGTGCAATCTATCACCACCACAGACTTGAGCATAACATGGAGCATGGTAGAAAGGGCCTCAGACACGTTATTGTGATTGATCCACTTATAACCAATGACGATGGCACATGCGACGTTGAGTACCTATGGCAGCCAACCTCCCTAGAAAAGGCAAACAGTAATAAGCTTACTAGAGATCAGATTCACCCAATCAATGGTACGTACGAGGAAGTAAAGCAGCAGTTTATAAACATGTCTCTCCAGCATGGGATTACAGAGTTCTTGGTGCACACTGACCAAAAAGATATAAGTAAGATTCTTCGTTTAGTTAAAGAACTATCTACGCTTTAAAGCTCGGCGGTAAATAAGAAGATAATCCAAGCCAAAGGCTTGACAAATTCTCCCATCCACTCTATAATAGATATATGTTAGAAGATGACGTAATCATTCCCCTAGAGCACACAACTAAGTTCTTTAGGGTAATGCATGCTACGAGTAAATGTGCAGGTGAATACTGTACTATCCATAATCGCTCTAACCATAAGATGAGGGCTTTCCCACAATCTTGGCGTGGTGACAGGGGTATTATGGAAAGGATTTGTCCACATGGTGTTGGACATCCTGACCCAGATGAGATTAACCAAGATAAAACACATGGATGCGATGGATGTTGTAATGAATGATATTGAAAAGCTACAAGAGATTAGCCGTTTGCTAGATGAAGCCTACAAACACTACTTCTCCTACGAAGGACACTGTAAGTCCTCTGAGGGCTGGATTAGCGTACAGTATGGTAACTACTGGGATCGCTCCGATAATCCTTCTGAGCTACCAATTAAGGGTGTAGAGATCTATTCCTATGTCTTCTGTGAACAAGGTCGCAGTCAGGATTTTGATAGCCTAGATGAGGCACTAGAGACTGTACGTGATTGGCATGCTAAAGAGATGGCATATGATTACAATGCACCTGAAGAGGTTGCTGCACGTGAGGAAATGGACCAATTTGCTGCTGAATGGTTGCAGGAAATGCAGGCTAGTGGTAAACTAGAGGTACACATAATTGGAAGCGAAGATGATTAAGTATACGCCCATTACAGTGGCAGAGCTAATTAATAAGTTAAAAGAGTTGCCACAAGATGCTTATATCGTAGTGTCTAATCAAGATAGTGAATGGGGCGGAACGCACTATAGCCATGTTCACGATATTGGTCTTGGTAGTCGTAATGACAAGCCATTGGTATTTATTCACGATGGCCTGTGCAAAGATGACTGGTATGAAGAAGATAGCTGGGATGATGAAGAGGACGAAGATGATTAAGTATAGACACTATGGACCAAACAGATTTGAGTCTAGCAAATACTATGGATTCTGCATTGATGTACATCCAAAGTACAAGGGCATAGATATTTATTTTGGTAGGCATGTATTTGTGTTTTGGAGAGGGTATAAGAGGTAATGGATAAAGCAGAACTAATCCTGCAACACCTAGAGCGTAATCTAGGTATTGATCTTAAGAAGAGTAGCAATATGCCACAAGAGTGGTGTTTCCAATTTGCTAGAAAATACACGCAGTACCTTCGTAATGCGTTTGACGTAAAGGAATAATATGGACATTAATAATTTAGCTAACATGAGACTGGAAGACTTCAGCAAAATCGGGGAACAGGAATACAATAGAGGATTCCGTGCAGCCCTAGAGACAGTAATTAAAATCCTAGACAAGAAGCCTTGTGATGACTTTCAGGCTGATAACGTATGTGAGCATGGTGAGTGTGCCTATGCTGCAGAATTAGCTGAAGGGCTAATGGGTGTCAAGAATAACATTCAATAAGACTTGGTATGGTTCCATCCATGTCAATGTATTTAATAAGCTAGCTATCTATCTAGGCACAAAGGGTGGATGGGGACTTGGTTTTGAAATTGATCTCAAAGAGAAAGCCTTGACTCTTGATTTAATTAAGTTCTACATCATTTTTGAAAGGTTCTATGACCTTTCGAAGCTTAAGGATTTGATGGTAGATACTGATGAGACCCAAGACAAAGAAGAATCCGTAGAATAGGATAAGTTCCATACTAGGAAGTTGCTTCCATATTGAGGTGGCATCTGCATACATCAACATAGTCAAAGGTATCTTCCTCAACCTCTGCTATATCCCAGAACGCTGCTGGCTTATCACAGTACACACATTTATCCATACATATAGTATAGCATGTCGTATAATTGTAGTATGGGTCAAACAATACTTTATGTGCTATATCACAAGGAATTCCATGCTATCAAAATTGGGATAGCTGGAATAGGTAATACACGCTACAAGGCTCTCAAGACCAAAGGCTGGAAAGTAGTAGCCTATTGGCCATTTTCCGAACGGGATAAAGCAAGACACGTAGAATCCCTAGTACTAACTACACTAAGAATAAAACATGGTCATTATCTAAGTAAAGAACAAATGCCCTATGGTGGATACACTGAGACATTTGATGCTGATAAGGTAAGTAAGACTAGGTTGATCCGATTGGTCAATAAAGCCATAAAGCTAGCTAACAAGAGATCGTAATACCCCTGAGTTTTACACAGAGTTATCCACAATTTGATACCCTGATTTGGTCAATTTGGGATAGTTATCCACAGGTTTATCCACAAGTAGATGTTACTGTTTTATTTCTCATATAGGGTTAAAGTGGATGAAAGTGGAGAGATATGGAGAATGGAACGCCTTTAATCGTAGGCCATCGTAATCCTACCACAAATTAGCCCTTTTGTCAAATCGGAATATCCCCAAATTGTTACCAAATTGTGACATTTATTATAGTTATCAAATTGTTATATTTGACAAATTGGGATTTGTGTGATATAAGGGCATAAAAAAATATGTCCAAATTTGGGAAAAATTTATTGTTATCGTAATGTTATTTTATTAAACATTATCCCAATTTGGACAAACTTCAAGAAACAGGATGTGTTTTATATACTGTAGTTATTGTATATAGTACTAGGGGATTTGGGTATCTTTCGTAATACCCTGGCCCTTGGCCTGGTCCCCTTCGGGGAACGGTAGCACGGTAAATGAGAAGATCTTCTGAAGCCCAGTATACTTAGTAAAGGCATGCCATACAAATAGAGACATTTCATTGTGATCATCTCTCTGCTGTTGAGCAGCTTTAGGATATGACACTTGGAAGAAATGGTTTCTAGGACTCATAATATTATTATACACCAATTTGACAATTTGACAAGGATCTGCTATGATCTGGGAAATTTTTTGATCCTTCGTAATCTGGGAATTTTTTAGGTCCTTCGTAAAGGAGCTATTTGGATCGACGGCGAATTTGGGTAAAAGAAAAGCCCCCGTAGGGGCTAATCTCAAATAGGACAATCAGAATAGGGGAAGTATTCCTTTTCCTCGCAGGTACAGAATCCAAACTCTTCTACCTGTGTAACGTGTGTCAAGTCTGCCAAATCAGACCAGTAATATACTTTATCCATTATGCTCCTACCTTCCATTCCATAGTATCAAATATGGTATCCATTGTCAAGTGCAAATT